ATTTATCTTAACTGCAATTATCATGTTCTTTTTTAATACCTTCCTGATATAAGGAAGCGCATTAACTGTTAATAGGTTCGTCTTGTTATCACTGGTAAGTGAGGTATTGAAAACAATCGAGCAACTATGTACGGGTGTTTTCACTGACTTCTTAACCGTAACCGTCTGCACATACTTACCTATATCTATTGTCCCCAATTCAGTGAAGACTAATACCTCTGGAATTATCTTTCTTTCCATTAGTAATTAACTCCGATCTGTGCATTTTGAACCTCTTCCATTAAGTGTAGTGGAGTATTCTGAAACTTTACAGTAATTCCGATCTTCTTTTCTTTATCATCCGGTATCTGAATTAGTTTAATTTTTTCAGCTATAGATTCGGTTAGCTTCTCAAGCAATTTGTTATCATCAACTGCCTTGGTGTCTGACCTATCGGTTTTCTCGTCATTGCTTGCCTCTATCCGTTTAGCTATAATCTTGTTCTCATCATGTATCCTTAAATCCGGCTTCAGTTTTACCGGAACGTCTACGGTTGACATTTTTAATTCGCTCTCATTCCTCACCTTCTCTTCGGGAACGGGAATTACTATATCCTTCTTTTCCTTTTTTGCAAAAAACTTTTTGACAATTCCGTCTTTTCCGTTTGGTGCCTTTACCTCGGAATTATGTCGCTCGTTGTCAATAGCTGTATGCTTAACATTAGTGCTATCATTTTTCTGAATATGATTGACTTCCTCTTGGGGATTCTTCTTAAAATCTCCACCCCATTTTACTTCCTTATGTTCCTCTGCGTACTGTTTTAATAATGGCTTTAATACCGGGTCTTTATTTACCTGTGTGTTGGATAGTTTCTTCCCTTCCTTGTAGAAATCAAAATCAATTGCCTCACCTGTAAGATGCTTGCTGTCGTCCACTCCGTTTTTAAGTTTGCTTTCTTCTTCCAGGGTTCTTTTACCGCTAAGTACAGTTGCTTTATAACCGGACTTGCTAATTTTATCATTAAGAGATTGCAAAGTCTGTTCACGAAAAGATTTTCCCATATCCGGCTGGCTTTGCTGTTTGTCTGGATAGGTCTTTTCTATATAATCGTCTCTCTCTTTTTCTAATGCGTGAATTTTCTTCCAAGCATTTTGCCTTTGAGGTTCCGGGTCGGTTAATGTTGTGAGTCCCGTACTCGGACTTATTACAGCTTTGCTTTCTATTGTCCTTTTGATATAAGCGTCTAATGATTCATTTTTCAGCGACTCCTGCTCACCGTTCGATTCATACACGGCATTGTACATCTTATTATTATAATCTTTTTTCACTCCCTCTTTACTGTCCGTCTCTATACCAAACTTATCCCTCAAGTAATCTTGGATTTGCCCAATCCCTTGTTTAATCATATCATTTACTGCCTTGAAGCTCTCGGCACTCTCAAGCCAAAGCCTGTCAATGGTCGCCATCTTCTCCTGCGTATCAGTTATTGTTTTTTCCCAAGAATGTCCAATTTCAATTTGGATATTGTTTACCTTCTCTGCCGTAGTTTCCCACTGCGTAGCTGATTTATCGGATTTACTTAGTAGATCACTTACTACTTTCTCTGCATCTTTTCCACCGTCCATCCCCTTGTAAACTTTATCAAGGAATTGCTCTAAATTCACCGTCTCTTTTTTATTACTGTTAGCATCTGTCTTAACTTCGACTTCTCCACCTGCAATCAACTTTGATAACTGCGGTAACATACCTTTAGGTGCATTTGGCATCATTTCATTAAGCATGAAATAACTAAACGATTCGCTTCCGTGAGAATATCTCTTAGCCATGTTCATTACATCTTTAAGATTATCTCCGTCAAATATTCCACCCTTCATACGCTCGGTGTAATCTTCTAAGCCATTTTTCCCTAACGCTTGAAATAGAAATGTTTCCTGCGCTTCACTTTGTGGTTTCATCAATGACTTGAAGTTATCTAAAGTCTTCCCTCCAAGATCACCTATCCTGCCGTATGCGTTATCAACTCCAAACAATAATGATGGAAGAGTCAAAAACTTATTAGTCTCATCTCTCTTTGCATCAACATTTAGCTGTAATTGCTGTACGGATAAGTCCCGGATATTTGAAAGAACGTCAACAATTCGTTTGTTGTCTGAATTCTCCCCGAAGGTTGTCTTCGTAAACTCCTTATCATTAGCAAGCTGTGTTATCCGGTAACCGTTTCCCTCGCCAAATAATCTTGTGGACTGGTTAAACTGAAAAATCTGGTCGGGGTCTATGCCTGTAGCTCTACCAAATTTTAATTGCTCTGTATAAAGCACTTTTTTGAACTCGCCTAAAGAATCTCCAAACTGCTTTTTGAATTCAAGCTCTTGCTCCGGCGTGTAACCTATTCCGCTACTTCCGTTAAGGTCTTTATTAAATCTTATGCTCGCTTGTTTTTCTGGTATGTCGTACTGCCGGGCTTCATCACCGTAATGGTTTGCTTCGCCGTAGGTCTCTGAAAGGAATTTCAAACGCTTCTGTACATCGGCTGTTTTTTCAACGTTAATCATATCGGCTATTGAGCTTCCAAGGCTACCACCGAAACTTACACCTCCAGCTATAACCATTGGATTTCCCCCGCTCAACAATCCTCCGGCTATACCACCTATTACACTGCCTGCGCCCGTATATTCCAAGGAACGTTCCTTCGTATCTTTGAATAGCTCAAGTTGCTGTTGTTCAGAATACATTCCTTGTGGGCTTGTAAAATCAAATGCGGTCTCTTCCTTGGCGTTGATCTGCGCCATCGTACTTCCGACTTTCCCGGCATAACTAAGAATCTCGGCTCCAATTGCTAATTTGCCTCCCTGCTGTAGCATTTGGAGCAATGTATTGTTAGAACCCTCAATCTTCTTAACATAGTCCTCAACCGCTCCACCCATTTCTTTGTAGGCTGGAACAATAGTATCCTTCATGGATAGTATGTCGCTTTTCAGGGCTTCAAAACTTCCCTTTGCTTCCGGGCTTACGGAAGGTATTAGTTCATCTAATAATCTGGCTGACTGGTCGAAGGAGTCTTCTGCTTTATTACCTGACTGATGGAATTTCTTTTTCCAGCTTAATACCTGCCTTCTATTTAACTCTCCACCGCTGTCCTCTACGTTCTGGCTAAAATCCTCATAGGTTTTATCGAAGTTTTCCTGCATTATCCGGGCTTGCGCTTCAACTGACTTCCGTACTTTGTTGAGTTGAACGGTATCGTTTCTATCAAAGTCCTCTGTATAGCTTTCTTGTGAAGTGCTTTTGTTTACGTTCTCACTAAAGCCATGTCCGATATGCCTAACTTTTTCAGCGTACTCTGCTAATTGCTGTTCAAACTTATCTCCACCCATAAGCTCTTCTAATCTCATTTGTACGCTTATGCCAACTTTATTCTCTTCCATTTTTGCCTGCTTTTTGGTTCTGTTGTATCTCTGCGATCTGTTTTTTCTGTTCTTCGGTGAGGTTCATTAAAAGATTATCCATTTGCTCTTTTAGATTGCTTGAAAGTTCTTTGTCATAATTTTTATTCTTTACTCTGCCTTTAAGCATATTGATAACCATAGGGTTATTGTTATCAGTGCGCTTCAAAAAGTCCGGGACTATAACTTCAGTTAAAAAATCAAAATACATTTGTTCAAGCGTAGCGGTAAGGTATCGGGGGTCGTTACTACTGTAGCTGTATTTTTGCTTAAACCATATTCTTATATCATTATGTCCCTTATCTACGAAATCCAAAAAACTGTTGTTATGATATTGCTCTGCATCTTTGAGGTTTACTAACCACTTTAATTCGCTGGTTGCTTTATCAGACTTTTTTTTTCCACTTCAACTTCATGCCAAATCTGTAATAGCTTCTCTTCATTCTGGTCGTTGAAACTAAAGCCTTCCGGCATTTCAACACACAATACTTTAAGCATAGCGTAATTGTAGAGTAAGCTTTTCTCTCTGATTAAAGCTATGTATTGTTGATAGTACCTGTTTTGGTTCAACTCTGAACGAAGTCCAAAGAGATCAACCCGTTCCGGCTCGGTTATCTTGTCCTGCAAGTCTTTAAGGTCGAGTTCTAAATATTGCTTATGCTTAATGATAAAGTTCTCTTTAAGCTTCGATTTATTTAGCTCCAAGTGTTTTTGATAAGCTCCGTTAATGGCTGATTCCAATTCGGCTAACTTATCCCAACCACCGGAAAGTTCAGCCATTTCTTGCTGAATCTTCCTCTCCTCTAAAAAATTGGGTTCAAGTTTGAACTTAAACCCTTTATTCTGTTTTAATTCTACAGTTGGCATTAGCTTCCTATTGCTACATTGTTATTGGTCATTACGGTTCCCGCTTGTGCCGGGTAAAGTATACCGCTGTTAAGTGCAAGCCATTCAATGCCCTTTAGTCTTTTCCTGTAAATCATGTTTAGATTTCTCAAGTAAAGAGACTGTGCGTTAAAGTTAGCCTGTTGTCCTTGGATGATTACACCTTGGAACACATCAAGAATAACTCCTACGATGCTTGAATCTTCGTGATCTGCGATCTGGAAGATAGCTGTAAGCTCTCTCTTGGATACCAAGTTCTTGTATGTAGGTAAAGTATCGTTCAACTGCATGAAATACATTGACTGTATATTCAACTGTCCGGGAGGCATGGCTCCTTTTACGATCTCAACCGAGTTTCTCTGTCCCCATTCCATTACCGGGGTCATTTGATAAGTTTCATTCCAACTGGCTCCGAAGCCTCTTGCAACTAAGTTGTTTCCTGAATCGATTACCTGCACTACAATTGCACTGCCGGGTATCGCCTGATAGTAGCTTTCAGTATCTACGACTGTCCCGATTTTCAGAGGCAATCCTAATTTTTCATTGTACATAAATAAAATTCTCCTTAAATATTTTTTTATATGACGGGCACTATGTTGAGTAGTGCCCTGTAATTAGCAATTGTTAGTTAATTCGATTTAAGATTTACCAGTAAATCAAATCCTATAAAGTCTTCTGAATTTATAGGTGTTACTTCCGGGGTTAACATCAAAGCATTGTTCCCTTGTGGAACGATTGATATTTTGCGGTCAGTTATTACCCCTTCGGCTATAAAGCCGTCTAAGCAATCAATACCTTTAGTAGAGGCATTTGTTAGAGTTAAATTATCTGAACCTGCAAGTGTTTCCATTTCGTCATGGAAGCCTTCATAAACATAATCTATGATCTGAACCTGCTGAATTAAGAAAGATGCGTTATCATCTTCATTCCAAGAAGCTCCGTGATTCTGATAAGTGTTAATTGCCTGTGTGATCTCAAAACCGTTCTTGGTAGAAGAGACAATGAGAACGCTGTTATTAACGTAATTAGTAGAATCTGTTTCTTTGTTGAATTCGCCAAAGGTTTTTTCAACTGAATTTGCAGTGATTGAATCTTTTGTAAAATTCCTGCCAACTGAATTTGAGGAAAGCATTCCAGCGAATTGAGGTGCAAGTGACAAGTAAGCGGCATTGCCGTCTAAGCCTATCCCTGCGAGTGCTACATCACTTGAATTAAGAGCTTTAGCTCTATTGATTGGATGTCCTGCGTCCGTGCTTGTTTTAAGTACATCACCCTTATCCGCTCCGGTTATAACAAGTACAGAATACTGATTTTTTCTTAAAATCTTTGCAATTCCGGAAAAAGTAGAATGCAGTGTTGCAATCGGGGAAATGACATTAAGAATTCTGATTCTGTTCTTGGTAAAGTTTGTGAACTCTTCCATTAACTGTGGTAAACTTCCAGCCAAAGTAGCCCAATCGCCGTTCGTTGTGGTGGTTGCAATTGGTGAAGTTCCGAGGGTTGCAGGTGAATGTACCAATAGTCCCAAAAAGTTATTTACTGGAGCTATGGTTGCTATGCTACCTGTGTTTGTTATGTCTCTGCTTGCTACAAAAATACCTGTAGAGTTAAAAAAGTTCAGCACTGCTGATAATACGTTGCTTAATGCAAGTAAAATAGTTGTTGACTTTTTGTTATTAACGTCAGGTGAGAAAAGCCTTGCATAGTTAGCTTGGGTTAAGCTTTGAATGGTTGTATCTAACGTTACTTGGTTAAGAACATCATCGATGCTTGTTATGGTTGCAGAAGTGTAAACTGGTGTTACTCCATTAGCTGTGCAATAAACCTGATCGCCTACGCTTAACTGCGATACATCATCAAGTGATAATGTTTTAGAACCTGTTGAATTCAAATCCGCTGTTAAAAACTTGGTGTACTTTGGCGGGGTAACGGAAATGCCAATGTTGGTTGAATCGTTTGTAATAACCAACTGAATATCATTGCCCGGTGCGCCGTAAATTGCGGGTGCAAGGTTAAAGATCGGTAATGGTGTAGTTGCGCCGTCTAACATCGGCAAGGTTGCCCTTGTTAATGGTGCGGGTGTAATTGTGTAAACTACATTAGCTCCACCGACTTGGTTCTGCGCTACTGCGTTAGACAAGTCACCGACTCCGTAACATTTTTTTACTGACTTCAAATCACTGAACTGTTGAATGACTACGCTTCCATCACCTGCGCTTACAGGTATTCCCTGTCTTGCGTTAGCAATTACTAACAAGCCGTTAAACGCTGGAATAGCGGAAGCTCCTGCGTTCTCTACTTTTATATCGCCGTATGCTCCCGGTACGGAATGTGTGATACCACCTACTGTTACTGACATAGAATAAACTCCTTCTTATTTAATTAAATTTTATTGACCTTGTGTATCGACTATTATATCGCCGATTATGAATTCTTCTTCCTCTTTTGGAATCAGTGAAAAAACTTCAATCAATAGATTGAATACCACAGTGTAACCTACTGCGTTAACTCCATGTATCTGCGGATTATAATAATCTCCTTCAAGTGTAATATCGCAATCAACGGCTCCGAGCTTCTTGCATAGCCTTCTTAAAAATATTTTGTTAGCTCTCATAATGTTTGCTACTTCGTCTCTCCTTGATGGAGTATCAGTAGTCATAAAGGTTGCTCTGATTACATCGGTGTCGTATGTTCCCTTGACCTTTTTCCCTTGAATATTTGCGTATTGATCTCCCCAAATTCTGTATTGTGAAGCTCCGTTTACCCGCTCTATCATAAAATAATCGCTTGCAACTGGCTCAATAGCAAAACAAAAAACTGTTTTGAAATCTTTGCCTAATTTGATTTTCTGACTTGGCGATATATAAATATTGTCCATTAGTTTGCGGATAGCTATGTCAACTATTTTCTTGCCGTCCTTAACCGATACCTGTAACAAAGGTAAGGGTGTTGCGCTTCCTCCGACTGCCGAGCTTACTTCCCCGGTTATCTGATCTCTAATTACAACGCTGTAGAAATAGATAGTACCATTTGATACTATTAAATCTGATAAGACTGAAAATGTTGTGCTCTCTTTATCGAAAACAAAAAGTCCATTAAGATTATACGTGCTTAGATTAGTTATGTTTAGAAAATAAGAATCAATCTCCGTTTGTGTGATGGCGGTTTTTTCTCGTTTGAAAACATAAATCTTCGGATTTGCAGGCAATACAGGTAATTCCCATTTGAGAACTATCTCGCCTCCAAATGCGCTTGCTTCTAAACTTATGTTGTTAATAGGCTGTATCATGGACTCATTACATTAGTAAAATATTGCCGTTATTTTAACACATTAAAGAAAGATAGTAGGTATTCTTTTTGGCAATATATCTTATACTGTAAACCCTAAGTCCTTTAGGTCTTGCATAACTCCTTCTTTAAGGATCTGCGTAACTGGTTCCTTGGCCTGATTTGCGGTATTCTTTGCTAAGTTCATTGCATCGATACCTGGATGTAACCAACCGGTAGAATTTTCGCTCATTACACGGAAATTCATGTAATTACTATATGCAGTGTTGTTGTCGGTTTTATTCACCGCTCTGCTATAAGTGAACTTGCCTAATGGTGTGTTCTGCATGAATTGTTCTCTTACTAGAGTTACATTTTTCTGGAACTTATACATTCCCTCATAAATTTCCCCTACGTCCGTTAATCTATCTCCCCAAGAGTAAACGTTCCTTTTTGTTTTGTCTGGATTATTAAATTTCATTCCGGTTGCGTCTGCTACATAAGCCTGACTTTTACTCGCCGGGATAGGGTTTTCTAATTGCCCTCCCCTCTGCTGGACTCCTTCACTTGCCGTATTGATAATTGTACTGGCTCTTAGGTCTTTTGCTTCATTATAGATGTTGTCCGGCATTGACCGCAAGCCTAAGCTTCCCGGCGTACCGAACCTGAAAGGTATAATCAAATACCTGCTTCCATCTTTAGCTACTCTTACCTTGGAGCTTGTTTCAAGTATCTTTTTAAGATCAAACGGCTGTACTCCAACCTCCAAGAAATATGCGTAGGGTGACTTATTCTCGATATACAAATGCAGTTTGTCGTTATTGTATGGATATTGAACACCGTCTAAGATGCCCTGAACATATCCACCCTCAGTATGCTTAAATTTTGCGCCTGCGTTTTTAATCCATAGGCTTGTAACATACTGTCCGGCTGTCTTTATTGCTTCAACTGAATGACTGCCTTCTCCAAGCCTTTTGTTTACTACTTTAACGAAGTCTTTGAGGGCCGAATAATCAAGATCGTAGTTTATCTTGTACATTTACTTTAATAAAGTATAATTTCTTAACTTATTGAATCTTGAATTTATATTTACTATATTTGGGCTACTGGATAGCAAACTTTTAAACAAAGAATTTTGACCGGAAGTATGCTTATGAAAAACATTTAACGAAGGGTCAATTATGGAATCGGAAATTAAATCTGCAATCGAACGTTTAGCTCCAGTAGCTAACATGTCACCTGACGAATATCGCAACTTAGCTGAAATGGGTTGCCAGTTATCTTTTAAGAATGATCTTAACTCGGTAACCACTTTATTTTCAAATGACGGAGTGGACTTTGATTTAGACGGACTTTTAACAACCTTTTCTTCTGGCGGTTTATTATTAATCGTATCTAAATTAAAAGAATCTGAATCCGCTTCTTGATCGAAACCTTTACTTTCCTCTGCATCTTTGTAAAAAGCCTTTTTGTAATACTGTTGCGAAAAGGCTAAGATCGCTTTTTTATAATTATCTACTACAGGCTTCAATTCTTCATCCCGCTCAATATCCGGGAACGCTGTATCAATATTCTTTTCAATATCATACAAATCATGCCCTAAATTGTGTTTCGCTTCCAACATGTTCTTTTGAATTAAAAGTAATTCCTTTACTAAAGGGTCGCTCTCGCCCTTAACTAATTTGATTGCTATATGTTTGTAGCCTGATCTTTTTTCAGTATATAAATTGACAACATCATTCTGATAAATACTATAACCCTTTTGAACGGCACTATCCAAAATCATTTGAAATTGTTTCGGTGACTTTATTACAAGCGTAGTTCTTAATACGTCAGTTAATTTATCGTTCTTCTCCGGGTGTCCTTGCTTATCATTCTTTTCGATTTTCTGCATTAAGCTCTCTTTGGTTTTTACTGCATGCACTCTACAATCTCCGCTTACTGCTTTAAGTCCGTTCTCCACAGCTACAGCATTTATATCATTAAGATATGCGTCCCTCTGTGATTGCGCTTCCCTTACATAATAATCTGCAAGGTCGCTCCAAGCTTTTCTTTTCTGCGCTTGCTGATCTACTCCGACTTCATCCAGGGTCTCTTTCACTTTTGCTAAAGGCGGTTCCAGCTCCTGTTTTTCTGTGGGAAATGACATGCCCGTTTGATTAGGGTCTGTTGAATGTTCTGCCGGTTGCGTTTCTTTTGCCTTCCTATCTTCTTCCTTAATCTCATCATCTAAATGCCAACGGTGATTATGGAGGGTTAGTGTACCTCCCTTTCCTGTTCTCGTTTCTCCTTCATTCTTCTTATCAAAAATATCAACTTGATTTCCGAACATGCTTACTTTTGGTTTAGCAATCTTTTCCATTTTTCACCTTAAAATAATTTTTGATCTGTTGTGTAAGAATCAATTGGATTACCCGTGCTCTTCTGAATGTATCTGCGTAGCTCACAAAGAACCAATCTTGGTAACTCTGCGTCTTGGGTTCCTCTATCTTTGGCTCCTACATCCCAAACGCGGAATTGTTCTTTGCATTTGAACTCAACCGAATAATAGGAATTATTCGCTGGCGCATTAGTCCCTATCCAGTTAATTGTAGTACCCTCTAAGCTAAAATCAACTCCAAGCTGATATCCAACGCTTAATTGAGATACACTTACAATCTCCGTTACATCAAAGGCAAACAATGTATCCCGGACTCCCTTTCTCAATACGTCTGTGTCCCGTCTATATTTATTATCAACTACTAATACGTCTCCGTGTGCAAGAATTTCGTAAACGCTCTGTTCTATTTCCTCGTAATATTTTGGTATGGTAAACTTTGCCTTCACGTTTGTAATTAAACCTTGCGTAGTACTTAAATCGCTAATATCCACATTTGATCTTATACCGTACGCTGTAACTGGGTTGTTATACCAAAATCCTTGCATGCAACCACACTCCGGTTTAGGCATACCGTTATTTTCCCCTACGCAACTGCATAACCTACCAGCGTAGTAGCTTAATTTCACTTTGTAAGTATCCATGAGGAGTTCAATATCACCGTCTAATACTTCAAGCATTATGAATTATTCTCCTTGTCTCCATCGTAGGGAACTCCCGAAACTTCCTCAGCTGTCTTTTTAAATTTTGGAATATCGATCAACTCATCTTCGGTTATCCAGTTATTAACTCCACCTTGATAATCTTTGAAGTTTTTAATTCTTCGTATACAAATATTTTTATTACCAGGATGGCTAAAATCTTTATTAAAGAATAAATCAAAACCGTGTTGATCGTCAAACATTCCTTTCAAATGAAGATCACCGGATACCGCTACGCCTCCCTTGTTATAGCTCACTTCACTATCTTTCAAGCCTAACTTTTGAGCTAATTCTTTAAGCGCTCTTTTCCCAGTTCTGCCGAAATGTTCCTTTGCATCATTATTGTAATTCAAACTCTGATCTGACATTAATATTTTGTGCAGATCTTTAAGGCTCTTGGGTGTTTCTGTTTTTTCCCTTGCGTCTTTACGCTTGTAGTGGCCAATCTCTGATATTTTTGTTGTGGTCTCTGGCTTTTCTTCTACCAGCTTTTCGGCCACTTCAATCTTGGGTTCTTCTACCTCAACCGAATCAACCCAACGATGTTTTTCACTGTCAAATTTTCGTGTGTCCCCTTCTCCAAATTCCTTCGTTTCTCCCCCGGTCAACTCAACCGGCTCATCAAATAAACTTATTTGATCTGCTACTGGCTTAACCTTTATGTTGCGTACTGCTTTTATGAGCTCACAGTAAATTGACATTATAACTCCGTGTTAGAAATTTAGAACTGCTCTTTGATATAAAATTGACTCTGACAATCTCCTCGTTACGAGTCCCGCTAAAACTACCAACCTCCCCCTGACTTTGGCTTTATCAACTTGTTTGAGCCTATATATTACAATATTGGTTGTACCATTATTTACAGCCGTCCTTAACTCCCCTGTTATTCTATATCCGGCATTATAACTGAATGAAACAAGCGCATCAAATTCATTCCACGCCAAAGGTCTTGACGTTGATCTTTTTACATAGCTCTCAAAATCAATTAAATCTTTAGCCAAGCGGACATCTGCCTGCTGTTCCGTTATAACCATTCCTATATGAACATTCTTTGTGTCCCCCCATCCAACCGTAATGATACCCGCCGGGTCTGAATATGCCTTGGCTCTAAATTGTTCAAAATGCTTAATTAACTTTACCCCTACTGGGCTTGTTACCTGTGCTGATAAAATAGGGCAAAGAAGAAGCGACAAGATGAATACAATTTTCTTCATTAGATTAAGCTGTAAACATTAAATAGAAGACAAGGCATACCAATATGGTGACACTTGGAATAATTGTAGCCAATAGTCCCATTGAAGCAACTGCGTTGGTTTGATGAGTAAATTTTATATCAGTAAAAACATACTGCAACCAACCTCCCAATAAGCCTATCAGCGTTACAAGGACTGCTGAAATCAAACAAGTCTTAAATATCTTATTCACTATACTCGTTGATTGAATTTTACTTATATCGCCTTGCAACTTTTCAACCTGCTGAATGTTTTTGCAAGTAACCTTTGTGGTATCATAGTTCTTTGCAATCTGGATATACTTTTGGGTTATTGCTTGATTGTCGTTGCTCTCTTTCGGAAGTATCCACATGGTTGTAATTACAATAGAAAAGGCTACTACAATCAGTGCAATTAAATTAATTCTTGAATACCGTCTCAATTTTATATTGTCCATTTAAATTCTCTTTTTAATTTATTAATTGTTAAATAACTACTGCATCAAGGTTACGTCCGTACTTCATGCGCAAATCTTCCTTGAACTCTGCTAATTCTTCTTTGTAAGTTTTTATAATATCTTTAAGAATGAATGATTTAGATTTACTTTGTCCATCTATACTTTCACTAATGCTTCCTGCTCTTAATGCGGGGTCAATTTTAGGTAACATCTCTAATAATGCTTGTTGGCTTATGGCCATTTGAATACTTTCCTTTTCAATAGCATCGCAACCCGGATATACTAAGCCTGTAGTGTAAGATGCCCTGAACATACAAGGCACTCTATCAAGACTACCGCTATTGATTAATGATATTGCGAGTCCGCTAAGATTGGTAAGCAATAGAGTGTATAAACCGGATGAGGCTCCCGAAGGTATCGGAAGAAACTCAATGGTACCTAACAAGCGATCAACTATAAATAAACTCGTATCGATACTGGCTATTGATTTATTACCGTAAAAAACTTCAAACTTATCTAAGCTATTTATTGGCGGGTTGTATACGTCAAACTGCCATAAGTTGGAAGAGAACTGATCGAAATAATAGTCTCGCTCTTCTTGAACGATTGATCTCACTTGAAATGAAAGTTTTGTACTCGTTTCAAGTTTATGCTGTGCGCTTCTTAAATATTTTCTAATGCCTTCCCGATGTTTCTGAACATAACTGCCTACGGCTGAACGATAAAGTTTATCCATGTTGTGTTCAGCATTAAGAACATAATCAAGAAAGTATTGCACTGGTACAATCTCTTGTATCGATTCAAATTCTCCGATTAACCTTGCATCTTCCGGGTAGTATTTATCCTCAAGTGTAACGGTTGCACAAGTAAAATAAATCCTGATATATTGTTGAGGTACGGTAATGTTAATAGTTATCGCCGAAGCCTGGAAAAGATTAGTAGCCGTATTAAAAGTTAGTGAGATATTACTTAGTGGGTTGGAATTAGAATCGGTAAGAGTAGTTCCGTCCTCGCCGATTACTGTTAATGTTATCTGTGCGGTATTGACTATCCCCGGCTGATCTAAGACAATGTTCGTAGGTGTACCTAAAAGTATGTTCTTCATTAAAGCCGTTCATCTTTATTAAGTTAGTAAATTCTTATTCTTCTGTTAATCCTAATTCAGCATTTTGCTGAACCTGTTTTGTCGGAGCTTTCCCTTTACTGTCTTTGGATTTTACAATTAGGAATCCCGATTTTACTAAATCTTCCGCGTTCTTATCATCAACAACAGCTTGACCTTTATCGTCAAAGGTTAATTTTCCGGACTCGTGAATATCTTTATGAACCGTAAGGGTATGATTGATTAAGTCTATATCGGCGTGTGTTATTGTTTTCATTGTTTCCTCTATGAAATGTTTTTGTTATTTACAAAGAAGAGGAGGAAGGTTATTCAATACCTTCCCCCGCTATCGAACCAGCATGTGAGTAAAAATTAACAGTTAAGGTTGCTGCCTACGTTCTTTAACACGACCATTTTGTTGGGGTTGTAAAGAATAGGAGTTCCATACCATTTCTGTAACCAACGGATACTATCATCAATTATTGCGAGTGGTTGCTTAACCATCGGGAGCAATTGACGAATATCCAATACCTGATCGAAGTCCCAATCCCAAAAGAACGAGTAGTTTGTTCCCGGAATTTCACTTCCATCGTCAAAGTATGTTGAGCCTGCGGGAGTAGTTTCAACATACTGATAGGATGTTAAAGCTGTATTGGAAGAAAGTTTCCTGTAAACTTCAAACGCAGAAGCTTGATAACCTGCAGGTGAGCCGTTATCAGAAAGGACTGCCTGAACCTTTTGACTTGCGCCTATTACGATTCCCTTAACCTCAAAACCTGCGCCTGCTCCCCACGCACTAACCGGGAGGAAGCAATAGTCATAAGTACCAGGAGTTAACAAAGGTACTGGTGACGGGTCAGTAACAACTGTTACGACTGCGGTTAAAGCATTCAATGTATTAGGTGAATCCGAACTCATCGGTGCAAATGCAGTATTGTTAGAGTTCATAAAAGGATAAGGATTGTCCGTATTTGTCTCACCTTTGCTTTTCAAATGCAAATCGGTTTCCAAATTACCGGAGCCATTCGCGAGTTCCCATTTCTTCGGAACTGCCGTAATATCTCTGATTTCATTATTCCCTATCATGTATGTTTTATTTTGAATTACGTAGTTAGCATAATTTTGAAATGCACTAATCGGGATCCAACCCTTTAAGTTCATCGGGTCTCCGTAATTACCTTCGATAGTTGCGCCGATTTGATTCAAGATAGATGGGGTAATACAGTTCCCTCTTAGATCAATAATGTTTTGAGATGGGTTATTTACTCTGTTATTGAACTGTGCAAGGAAGCCGTTGAATTCTGTTGAAATATTAGCACTATTAGCGAAAAACGCTTTGTAATCAATAGTTCTTATGATAGCAATAGCTTTAAGGTTCTGAATCAAAGTAGTATTGTTTACAAGTGATTTTACACTGTTAGCAACATTAGGAACTTTACCTACTGCGCCAATATATTTCACGCACTCATACTCACGAGTGATGTCTTCGTCCCATTCGTCCGGTAATCCACCTTCAACGTAGAAGTTAGCTCTACCGATTTTGTTCACAGAAGTGAACTCTTCGACTGTAGACTCGGCTTTAGACTTGTTTATTTGTAAGAAAAATTTTGATGCCTTTTCTTTTTCTGTCGCATACTTCATGGTTTTTGCAAGACTCTGTAATCTTGTAGCCCCAAAACCCGTTTCAGTTTCCGGGCTTACTCCGTATCCAACATCAAGGGCTTTGCGAAGTGCGCCTAAATCGCTCTCCTCAATCCCAAACGATATCATTCTGTCGTCCATTGTTTTTATTCTCCTAAAAACTATTTGATAAAACTTTTTTAAATTGCTAATTATTAGCTATTACTTAACAAACTTATTTTACTTTTGCATTGAATTGATTTTAGCCTTAACCATCGGCACTATTGATTCGTCGATGTAGTTCATACCTTCGTATGCACCTACGTCATTGCCGGATATTTTGCCTTCTTCTTTCAAAGCGTCCAGTGCATTTGCAACTATGGATTTATTCATTTTAGAAAGGTCAATATCAAGGTTTGCTGTTTTAGGGCTGTTTTCGTGATACTGAACTTTGTTGAGTAAATCTGATGGTGCGAAATTCACGCCTGCGGTTCCCTGCAATGATTTTACTAATAACTGTCCGTTGATCTTTGTTGCTTCGCCTATGATTGCTACTGATTTTTTGAAGTTTGAGTTATCGCCTGCCATATCGCATAAGCCTTGTGCAATAGCTTCAACTGATTTAGCAAGTTTGTCTGTTTTTTCCGCGACTGCGGAAACAACTTCAAGCAAACTAATATCAGCTTCTTGTTTTGCATTAAAGTATGCTGTTAAATCGGTATTACCGTTAGCATCCTTCATTGAGTTGACTGATTTTTGTAAACTTTGCGAAATTTTGATTGGGTCGATATTCGCTTCGACTGCCGGGACTTCTTGTGCGCTTGCGATTGCTTTTTTGAATGAGCCCTGCGCCTGAATGGATTTATCCATTTGATTGTGTTCCCATTCAGTAGCTTTTTTTTCGGCTTCCTCTTCCGAACATCCCTGACTTAGAAAAGCTTTCTTAGCTTCTTCTTTTGACTTGAACATATTAGAATCTCCTTGTGTAATTTTATTTTTTATTGTTCCCCCTTGACTCCTCAACCTTGTGGCTCCGAAGCCGGTTTCATCGTCCGGGGCTGTTCCGTATCCTTCTTGTAAACTCTTTACAAAAGTTGCATAGGTCTCCGTATTCTTCGGCTTAACCGTTAGAACTACGTTAGTAATCCTTGCCTTTGATACAACTCCTGTCTTTTTATCTCGCTCCAAATACTCGCCCTCTATACTCCATCCAACTTTCTGCGGTTTGTTTGGGTGCAACCGATTATAGTTTTCAATAGCCTTCAATAAACCATAAGCACTTTTGGCGCATTTTTGTTGTTCTGTTAATTGTTCGTTCGGTAGGCCGTCAAAAGGTATAAGCTCTCCCTCGAATGAAGCTTGTCTCCCGGACTTAATTAATCTGGAAGGAAAACCGATAATATTATCCGGCTCTTTACTGGTCGGGCTGTCGTGTTCATATTTAATTTTTCCCCAACCTCCGTCAAAGTAACTAAAATCAAGTCCCTTGGTTAAAAGAGTCTCGCCGTCTGCGTCTTCTTTGTCGGTAGAAAGTACCCCTCCAACCTTGACGGAAGCTCCAACGCCGGAACCGCTCTTTATTAAATATGCCGGTGCGAAAAAATTAAATTTGTCTTGTTTATTCATCTCTGTAGCAAAATTTCTATATCTTAATTTTTGCTACTAACCTAACAACTTGATAATAATTTGTTTGTAAACTTTTTGGCAATAAGTGAGCCTACCCTAAGAAATACTTAAGGCAGGTTTTGAAGTGAGTTAAAACGAAAGGGAAAATGAGTAGATCACACCCATAAATACCGAGGGCACTAACTTTAGATCTCCGACTATAGGAATAGCATAGCCAATGCCAACACCGAATTTGATATGCCAGAAAAAAGTATCCGGGGGTTGCAGGTATGTAGGTTTATATTCCGTCTTTATAAAATGTGTTACCTTGATAGTAGGCTTAACATTAAATTTATTCACCGGGGGGAACAAATACTTTAATTGCAATCTTAATGTATCTTTTGCCGTGTAGGTAGTGTCACCATATTGAAAATCATTAGGAATTGGTATTGACGTATCCGCGATTGCTTCTGTAACTTTCATTTTCACGGTATCGATAATAGTCACCGTGTCTATTTTGGCGGGAATATTATGCTCCGCTACGATCTTTGTTATTGTCTTTAATTGTTTAATCGTTGTATCGCTCAAATGAGCCTGTAGATCAAACGCCGGGATAGATATTGAGTCTTGTTTAGCTTCAACCTTTGTCTGCGGTAAAGGAACCGGTTTAACTTCATAAAATCCTTTTGTAATAAAAAAAGTTATCACAATTGAAATAAGTATACCTACGGTATAGGCAACATGGATAAATGGTTTCATTGAATTGCTCCTATTGTTCTTAGGGCTTCTTCGGTTGTTTCAACAATTGAAATTTGTCCTGTCCAAGCCATGTGAAATATGTCCTCGTCTTTAGTTAATAATCTCTTTTTTGGCGGTTGTTCCGGGTTCTTAATCTCCAGTAAATAATTCCTACGCCTAAATCCTACCACGATGTCGGGAAAACCTTTGCCCAAACTACTCGTAATAGCCACACTGGCTCCGGCTTTCCTCAGTCCTTCGACAACCGCCTCTTGGTTATCATCAATTCTTGCCTTTTGTCTCACTTTGCCCTTTACTTAGCAAATCCTCAAAATCAAACTTTTTGCCCCAATAACGCTCACGGAGTCTGTACGCTGTGCGCCTGCTAATCCCTTCGCTTTCAGCTATCTCCTCTGTAGTTTGCTTGGCGAATTCCGGGTCGTCTTTTAATTTGAAGTATAGTGATAACTTGTACAATGTAGCAATCGGGAAACTTACTATTTGAAGCTTCCTCAACTGCCTGTTAGCATGGTAAATTAATTTTATTGCCTCGTGTCCAACCTTCAACCTTAACTCGTTCAAGATCATTAAAACTTTAATTCTGTCAATCTCTTTTACGGTTTGCATTTAGTTAGACCCTCCGTTTTGATCTTCCCTACCCCAAAAGTCTTTTGAGTTAATGCTTTGGTTCGGGATATATGGCATGATCTCATCATTTCCTAAATCAATTTGATGAATGTCTTGCGGAGTAGCAAAACTGTTTTCCCGTTCCTTAATATAGAGTAGGGCTCCCAAGACATTGTATATGTCGCTTCCCTCATCGAATAAATCTTTTACTTTATCGTCAAACTCTGTAAAGCCTCCAACTACATTTTCATACTTCCCGGCTTTTTGGGGTGCGATCTTAAAAAGTATCGGGTGAAGAGCTTCCCAAAATCCCCCGGTTTGTTTGTACTCGCCCTGTCCCCGCTCATTGGTTAGCCAAGTGTCAAGAAGCGAGTTAACGGCTTCACTGACGTACTGCTCCGGAGTCCTGCCGTCTGCATGTTCCTGAAAGTACCTTTCTAATTCATCTGTTTGGTAATACATTTTACTCACTCCTTTGTTTCTTTGCTTGGTTCTTCTTTTTGTCCTGTCGCTAATCTCTTAACGATGTTTTCGTAATTTTCGCCATAATATTTCTCGGCTAAACTTTCGGCCTTATTGTGCCTATCATAATCTTTTGATTTTAATTCTTTGTGAAGAAATTTAACTACGTTCTCATCTTCCTGCGGGAAAACTATTTTTCCACCTTCGTTGTCAATATACATTTTGGCTTTTTCAAAATCAGCAATTTTGTATATGCCGTCCATATCCCTATAAATAACTGGATGATAATTATTTTCATCATCTGCAAGGTTTTTAAGTATCTGCGATTTATGCTGTTTGAGTATTTCAACCGGCAATCTTGATATTACGCAATCATCATGTGTTTTGTCTTCATTGATTAACTTATCAAATAGCTTAGGCAAATCCATCTCGGTTTTTTCAATAGTCTTACCATACTGCGCCTCAAACTGTTTAATCGTTAAGGTCTTGGTCTGTACTCCTGAATATGCGTTCCATGTTTCTAACTCAACCCTGCCGGTACTATGAGTGTAATTTTTAACTATAGCCAAGTTATCATTTGCAAAACTATATTTGATTATACTATTGATCGGAATTAATGTATCGAACTCCGGCATTATGATAGGTCGTTTATCTAAGGTTATTGCGTCCTTGTGTTGGAAGTCCTCCTGCGTATTAACATCATTCTGCAATCTTTCTAATTCCTGTTCCAACTGCTTGTATTGACGGCTGTCCTTTTCCGGCACTCTATTCATACGGAATTTAAGATCAAATATTTCTTCTAAATTCCTGAACCCGGACATGCGCTTCTTTTCTTTAATTGCGTTCTGCAAAGAAACATTTCTTCTTTCTAATAGCTTTCGGGCTACGTCCGGATTATCAGCCATGCTTATCATCATATCATCTAATGATAATTCAACGTCCGGGTTCCATGTATTGCTTTCGCCCTTCATAAACTCTTCGGTCATTTTACCTTTTTGCCTGACCTTATCACTCATAAACGAGTCAATACTTCCCTTGCTGAGATAGTAGTGTGTATTAACAAAATCCAAATCGTTTCCTTGCCTAATTCCTCTACCGTTACCCTGTTCGATCTGTAAATAATTCCACGCCGGTTGCAAATGGTGAATATCGCTTGTCAGTTTATTGAAGTTAAGACCTTCACCCATCGTTGCATAGTTACCGATAATTACTTTGTACTTGCCACTATTGTAGTCCTCTGAAATTTTCGATCTCTTAATTGGGTCTTTTGCTGTAACGCCGTTCACTACACATATTTCGTCTGACGGAATACCCATATCAGTCAATTCTTTTTTTAGTTTATCATGCAACTTTGTATTGATAGCAAATATTAATTGCTTACCTCCGTTTTTGTAAATACCAAGAACACTATCATTCAATTGTTTTATTTTTTCCAAATCATTATGCTTCTCGACGTAGTCCTCATCAATCTGTTTTGCAAAGTAAGAATTTTTTTGATTATACCAATCAAGGTCGGAGGCAATCTTTATCATATCAGACTGGATAGAAAAACCGCAATCATCAATTAGCTCCTCGTCTTTTGCCCCGGTATACTTTGTGTTCAATTCTGCAAGCTTAGGCAAGTAATCATCGTGGAAATACTCCGACAATTCATCTGCATCCTCTTGGGTGAACATGCCGTCTTCTATTTCCTTCTTTATCTTCTCTTCGTTTAGCTTCCAAGTCCCATGATCTTTGTCCCACCTTTTGAAACGTACTGTCCAAATTCTCAATTGGCAATTCCTGAATAATTTTTTTTGCCCTTCATTAAGAGTTGACATAACGTTTTCCGGTTTTTCATTAGGAAATTTTATGTTAGCTTTAACGCTCTGAACATCGTCCTTGGTCTTGTAATCCGTAAATCTGAAAAATAATTTTCTCAATATATCCGGTGAACTCCATCCTCCAAATTTCTCTTTCATTATTACTCTACCGTCCGTATCGGTAGTAGGCGCATATTCTTTGATGGCAAACTTGCGGATAAAATCATCCATGTTATTTATTCCAAGGTCTGCAAGCTCTTTCTCGGCTACAGGCAATAACATATTAAATACTTCAAGTGGGCTATTACTAATCGGTGTAGCTGTGAGGGAATAAAAGCCTCCTTCATTATTCTGAGATCTAATAATCTTTGAAGCAAATAAATTGTGTGTCGATCTTTGTGCCGATGTAGAGTTCACGCCCTTAATGTTTTCTTCAATGCTCTGGAGGAGGTTCTTTGAATCGTGCGCCTCATCTCTCACCATCATATCAAACCCTAAGTTTTCAAGGTAGATGCCCTGTATTGCGTCCTTGTTCTCCATCATCTTTGACAACTGCTGTAAAGCATGATCTCTTTTCTTTTTTGCTAATTTACTGGCTGACTCCAGTTGCGGGTAATATTTTTCGACTAATTCATCTAACATATTTTTCTTTGTTTCCGGAGCCAGGTCAATCATCCCAAAAGTATCACGGCTCATTAGTACCATGTCGTATTCACCGCTTGCGATCTGCATTAACTTAACTCTCTTCTCGCCAGCATTTTCCTCAACCCATCTTGATACGCCTGCCTTATTTGTAACTTTCTTCATTCCTACAACTACGTAATTAACTCCAACCGTCCATTTGTCAATCTCATTCAACCAATTTTTCAGAACTGATTTAGGTGTTACGATTAAAGGTTTCTTCGCTCTCCCGGTCTCCTTGTGTAGCAACGTCAAGACAATAGCCTCTAACGTTTTTCCTAATCCGACTCCGTGTGCGACTAATCCTTTCTTTTGGTCATACATTCTGCGCACTAACGCCCAAGTATGAGCTCCGGCTTTTTCTCTGGCTGTAACCTCCCTACCGTTCGGGGTAGTAGCAATTACCCTGTCGTAGGCAAATTTGCTTAGATTCTCAATCGGGCTTTCGTCATATTGTTTTTGCAAATAATTATTGTAGGCTCTATTGTACCGATCTGTTATTGCATCTGACTGTTCATGTCCTTTAAGGAATTTTACAAAACCGCTTTTAACTTTAGCAATATCCGCTTTAAGTCTCTCGGCTTTTTCGTCTTTTGCAAATATTCGATTGATACCGTTTATGTTAGTTAGCAATGTCAAATAAAACGGATTATTCTCATCATCGTTTTTGAAATAAAGTTTCAATAGTTCTTTTAATCTGGCATTTTCCTTTTTATCATTTGCTCCTTTGTTGGCAAACAAAAGATAAAGTTCTTTGTGTATCCCAGTTACGGGCACAATCATTTTTAATTTATCATCATAGACAAGCTTGTCTGCAAAGTTCGCTCCTATTTGCCCGTCTAAATATTGGTTTAAAATATCTATACTGAAAAGTTTACCTGCGTCCGACATCATCACCGGCAAGTAATCTAATTCTTTAATGCCTGCCCGTCTCCTCAATTCAAATATTTGATTTTCCAACTTTTTATCTAACAATTCAAGCTCGTTTCTTCGGCCCGGGTCGGCTGACTCCAACTTTTTCTTGATACTTTTTCTTTTGTCGGCCCATGCATCCAATTTCCAGTAAACATCACCTACACATACCTCCTGAATAGGTGCATAATCCATGTTTTCATCTAAGAACACGTCTTCACTGTGAAGAAGAGCTAATTCTAAATCATCATCTCCCGTGTAGAGGCTTCTAATTGATTCCAAATCTCCCGGAATATGGTTATTAACCAAATATTGAGTAATAGAAAAAATATCGTTACTGTCATAAACGCCTATATCGGTACTGGATTTATAAACGTTGGTAAAAGCAATCGGGTCTTTGAATATCTGACTAAGATCACCCTTGAGGTCAATTGCTCCGGCTATATATAAGATAGGATTAAGTACCGATCTGCCTAAAAACTTTGTGAGCTTGGCTTCTTTTGTCGGGTCTCCGTAAACTTCTACAAATTGTTTAACTAATCCTCCTAATTGCTCGGCTTTCTTTTGTGCATCACTCGTACTAAATTGACCCTCCTGCAGACCTAACTGAAAATCTCTAATGGCGAGTCCCAAAGTGACAGCTTTTCTAACCATAATATCTTGGTAATCGCTTTTACCTGTATAGCTCTGTAGTTCCCGGTCTAATCTGTTTCCGAAATCGCCTCCTAAAACTGAAATCTGATCTCTCGTTAAATCAGTAATCTTAGATATGTCATTTTGGAGTTCTGTCAACTCCGCGAGGTTATTTACCCTTAGTTTTTCTTTCTGATCTTCGGGTATACACGTATAATTAGCAAGGTCTTCCTCGTTTATTCTTTCCCATCTATGATTTTCATTCAAACGATAATTTCTACCGTTGATCTGTTTCATGTCTCCTACATGGAGCTCTTCTTCATTAGATGGCATTGAAGTAATTCCGAGGGCTACATAATCGTCCTTATCCCTCTTCAGCATATCCATCATGCCGTTCAGTTCCGGTATTTTGAGATCACCCTGCCAAATCTTTTGTCCGAACTGACCAGTACTTTCTTTTCCAAGCGCATACTGCGGATTTTTCTCAAAGTACTTTCCACTTATAAAATCATTGTCCAAAACCATTGAATCATATAGTTGATCTAATTCTCCAGACTTTAGATCATTCAATCTTTCTATTGCCTGCTGTGGTCTTTTGCGGAAGAAAACAATATCCGTTGTTACTTGTGCGTTTGCGTGTTTGAAGGCTCCTGTAGGCATACGAACTGCACCCAAAAATTCGGCTTTTTTGTTCATTGCAAGCCTCCACGTAGCAAGCTGATTGTCCATTATCCCGGTTGGGACTATCATTCCTAAAATGCCGTATGCTTTTAGATCGTCAATACCTCTCAGAATAAAATATTGTTCGTGTGTAGGTACGTCCTGATATGCTGGGTCGTCAATTACACACGCTCCCCTTACGCCGAATGGTGCGTTTCCTATTACTGCGTTATACTCTCCTCCATCTGAACTGCGGTTAAACTGTTCAAAGCTCTGAATTCTTATGTCGTGGTTCTGTCCATAAAGAATGTCTGCAACCCTACCACTTACCGGGTCAATTTCAACGCCGGTAACTAAAGTGTCTTGCGGTGCGGTGTGAATGAAGTTACCTGTAGCGCAGGAAGGTTCAAGCACCTGGCCTCCCTTAAAGCCTAAATTTTGTATTGCCTTCCACATGAATTCAGTTACCTCCGGAAGAGTGTAGAATTCATTCAGACTAATATCGTCTAAGGTTTCACTTCCTAAATTTCCCCGTCCGGTATACTGGATAAGTTTTTCCTTATCCTCTTTTGTAAAATCTTTATTCTCTTTTGTGGCCAATAATTCCCTAACCTCTGTATTTAATTTCTCTCTGTTCTTTTTACCAACGACTTTGGTGTATTCAATGTCTTCAACTTTATCGGCTGGCTTAGTCGTAGGTTTGTTAGATGCAGGTTTACTTTCCTTAGAAGGTTCATTAGCATCAATGGGCTTGGGACTTTTTCCGATTCCGTGGGTTGATTCTGGCTTTGCTGTTGCCTCACTTGTTTCTCCTTTATGTCCTTGTTCAATTAGGTTCTGTATCCATGTTCCAAGAAAACTATTTTGACCTTTCTTCTCTTTAAGGTTAACTGCCTTCTGTTCAAACATATCATCATATACCTCGGAATATGTTCCGGCATAATGATTTTCAAAAGTTAATGCTTCAACTGTTCCGTATTTAGAATCGACTGCAATCTCCATGCGTGGGTCACTCATTAAATCGCCGTTCTGTGTTCCGAACTGACCCATTGAAACAATCCTCCTGCCCTGGCTGTCTGTTCCGTAACCTTCAACTGATAAGTCCATGTACCCATCGGACTTTAATTTGAAATGATCTCCGACTTTTATACTGTCAAGGTTTGGAATAACTTTTTTTAGATTACGATAATTCTTACCATAAATCGTATCGTAAAACGGGTTGTCCGCTTTCTTGATTTTCTCTACCGGCTTTACTGCGGGTGTCTTTTCTAAAGGCTTTTCATTTGCTATCGGTTCTGCCGATACCGGTTTTTTTTCTTCCGGCTGATTAAACAGTTCAAGCATTGAGTGAAAGGCTGTAGTGGTTTTTTTAGTTCCCGCTACAGACGAATTTTTTGGTTTCTTATTAAGAGCTACATTGTTTCCAAACAAGGATAAAGGAGGAGTAGTTTCTGCCTTCTCGCCTTCTTTGAACAATCGCAATACCGACGGGTTTTTTTTTGAACGCTTGTATTGGTAGGTCTGTCCGTCCTTAGTAACTGTCTTCCCTTCTTTTGGCTCGCCTTCTTGTGTTTGTTTGAATAAATCTATTTGAACTAAATTAGGAACCTTTATTCCCTTGAAGAGTTGAATAATATTGTTGACCGCCTTTATCATTTTTCCTTCTCGTTTGGTTAATTTATCTTTGAATTCTGAAAAGTTCATTGGAGTTATACCTTGTAGAAATGTTTGCTCGTCATAATGCTTGCGGAATGCGTCCCTTGCTTCCTGCTCGGTGTTAAAACCCAACATCACTTTATCTTCATCATACTTCCCTGTCTCCGGGTTCTGTATATGAGCAACAAAAACCTGATCGCTATTTTTGTTATCACCTATGAAGCAATCAACTTCATCCCCATCCGTGCCAAATGTACCGGAAATATAACCGTAAGGATTTTGCATTTTCGTTTCCCACTCGGTTCCATCTGCATCTGTCCCTATTCGTACACTTCCTGTCCGGTTCTCAATCTTTATGTTTAGTCCTTGAAAATCTAAACTACCTTGTAACTTGTAACTCATTCAGCTTGCCTTGGAATATTTGTTTAATTATAGCTTTATATTAGCAAACTATAATTAATGTAAGGTTTCGGTAAAAATCAATCACTTTTTTTATTATTTAACATTTGTCTCTCTGCACTTGCATTGACTGACACATCAAATAAAGATAATTGATCTTTATTCCCTGTGCTTTGCCATCTTTTTACCTCTGGATTTTTTCTACTCCAAGTAAGAATATTCTTAGCCTTGTCAATCGCCTTCCTCATAGATGAGAACAGAGATTTCCCTATCATGGGTTCTTTCGCCCCTATCCCGCCCGGAAAAGTTGTTTTGAAGTTTTTGCTGAACGCTTCCTCCGGACTCATCCCCGAACTAAACATATCGCCTGCAAGGTCAAAGGTATAGTTTTTAATTGTTCCTCGGATTTCTTTCTGTGTCTTGTTAGCAAGGGTTTCTACAAGCGCAACGGTCTTAGAATTAGCATTTAACGGGTCAAGCCTGTTGTTTTCCTCCTGCCTCAAAAATCCGTTCACATCATCTTTGAAACTTTCCTTTTCCGTTTCGTACAGTCTCAATATTCTTAATGCTTTCCCTAAATCCTCTGATATATCTCCCAGCTTACCTTTCAGTGACATAATATCACCGATTGAATCGGTTATACCTCGCTGTGTAGCATCGGGCAAATAATCTAAATGCTCGCCGTTTTCTCCAAATAGCCTTTGGGTAATTATATCCTTGATTTTATCTTTCTGCTCGGGTAAAAGTTTTTTTGACTTTAGATCATAATAATTTGGTAGTTCGTTATCTGCTATTACACCTCTCTTTAACATTTCATTTACTAATGGCTCGCCTATTTTATCAAGGTATTCTCTGATTGTTCCCCCTCCCTCCATTTTGGCATCATTGAAAAGATCAGCAATCTTATTAAAGAGTGAATTGTCAATCAGTACGGCTTTAGCTTTCCCGCTTTCAGTTCTCGTCTGTGCGAGCTTAGTATCTGAATTGCTTTGAACTCCAAGCTCATGAATGCGCTTTATATCGTCTACAGCTAACCTTCTCACTACTACCGGCTCTTGCATCTTTTCAATATCATCCGGCCTAAAGCCTAAACGGTCTGCGTTCTCAATAAGCTTCTTTTTGTATACGTCACTTCCGTTCTCATAGCTTGATGCAATTCCTAAACCTCTGCCGTTCCCGGCAATTACTTCATAGTCCTTCGATATAGTGGGAGCTCCATAATCGACTGTAGATGAGAAGTCAGGGAGGAATGTATCGAAGTTCTCCCCGATGTCATTTGCAATCCCGGCTACCTGTCGTTTGGATTGTTCGCTTGTGCGATCTCTGTTCTGTGCTTCCTTTATGGAATATTTTTCATTGAACCTACCGTCTGTATGGTGACTCATAATTAAATCTTTTAATTCAATCACTTCCCATGTTGCATACTCCTTTACCTTTGGTGTAAAATATACAAGCTGTGGTTTCTTACTCGATACTATTCCTTTACTAAGGTCTGTTGACTCAAATATCCTTTTGCCGTTTAACTCTTTCAGTGTATCTACCGATACTGCGCTTGCGTTTCCGTCCGCATCTTTGTAGCAGACAAACTGTGTCCCGTCAATTTCAGTAATATCTGTAATCGGGCAATTCAGCCCCCCAATCTGTACCGTATCATATTTACCTTTGGACTGAGTAATATTGAACCGCTCGCCCTCTTTGTCGTACTGAGCATTAAATGTAAATGGTATATCTCCAACGGTTATTTTCTTTTGTGCGTAAAATTTATTATCTCCTAATTCATAACCTCCTCTTTGTAATTTCGCTGATGAATTTATATACGCCTGACTTTCTACGACCTTCTTGGTATCCTGATTTAACAAATCTCTCGATTGCTCATACTCTTTCTGTCTGCACTTATCCGATTCTAAATCATCAACTGTTTTAGAGTTCCTCTTGCCTCTAAACCTGTTCATTTTAGTTTTAAGCCTTTCTAACCTCTCTAATTGTTCCGGGGAAAGTTCACCGCTAAAATGATACGTTTTTGTAGACGGTTCATTCATCTCGTCTTCTAATTCTTTTTGATGTTCCTTATAGTTGATAAAGAATAAATCTCCGTCCTTGTCCTCGCCTGCGTACCCTTCCGTATCCATATCCCGTATAACATAATCAGTATCGCCGTGCCTTATTTTGAAGTCTGCAACTCCATCGATCAAAGTATCTACATCTTTCCATTGCGGATTATAATGCCTGCTTACTTGATGAGTAGTATCTCCCGTGTTGACATACTTGGTAAAGATTAGATCATTCTTTTTGCCGAACCCGCCTTCTTGTGAAGTGGTTGCAAATTGTTGGTATTCCGGTTGGTTCGCATAATCGTAGTTAGCCATTAAGAAACCATCATCTTGATTATAGGCTCCGTTCACCGTCTGCGCTGAACTAATTACTTTGTTATTTACCTTTGGTAATTTTAATTGTAGTTTTTGTTCATTGGATTTGTACGGTTCAATGGGTTGAGCTCTCCTTATATAAACAGACTCGCCGTCAGCTTTTTTAGTTAAGATTATACTATCAGAAATGTACTTGATAGTTCCCATATCTCCGTTGCCAAGTGAAATAGTATTGCCTATTTTATAACTCGTTTGATCTTGGACTTTCTTCATATAGTCCTGCTTATTGATCTGGTAAATCTTTTTGTTTTCCATTTCAAGCCACATATAATTAGGCGAAGTATCTTTAACTCTTGCAATCTGACCTTTGTAGGTTGCATATTCACCGGGCTTAAAAGAATTAAGATCAACATTCTGCGGTGTCGTATGTCCCGGTGTGGTGATTTCTTTCTGAACTTCTTCACCCTCTCCATTTTTCCATACTTTGCCGCTAGGTAGTTCATACAAGTAAATGTATTTATCCCGCGGGTTTTTCGGGTTAGGATTAGGTTTTCGTTCAATATATTTATGTCCCGGTCTTTCACCTCTGTTGCTTCCAACATTACCCATAGTAATCTTGGGGGCTTTAAGTGAAATACCGAACGCTTTAAATATTAAATCCTTCGGCAGCTGATCTTCTACGATCAATATTTTTGGGAGGAGAGCGACTATAACTTCTTCAACAAACATTTTTCCAATAACCGGCTTCCGAACTTTGACTCTTATTTCGTTATACCGGCTCTTGCATATAAAAATATGCTCATGCTTATCATGCTTTATATAATCAGGATAGCATAAAGCTTTCCTAATGCTGTTTGATTGCGCATCTGCTCTTACAAGTCCTATCGGTGTTTCAAATGTACCTGACAATAAACGCTCCGGGTTCTGTTCTATCTCCGGCTGTTTGGTCTTTATAAGCAATTCATTTGCAATTGACTTTCGTATAACATTAGTTTTCCTATTCGTAAAATCTTTAGCCACTACTACGTTATCCCCGATGGCTAATATCACACCCTGCGGAATGACATCTCCACTTTCAATAACATTGATGGGAACAATATCTTTCAACATACCTTCGTTATCTCTGGTACAAATGAAATTATTCTCTAAACTCTTGTGAATAAATCCACCTTCATAATCAGGTATTTTGAAAAGATGCTTCATATTAAACAATCAAATTATCTCTATTCAAAATTGTCAGATAATTAACTTTATCGTAAATTGAACTTGCTCACAACTTTAATAGCCTAAAATGTTTTCGTTGTACCATTGTTTATACGCTTCCGGGTCTTCAACTTTTAGCCGGATATTTCCGTCTTTGTCAATCCATTGTAGAATAGGATTAAATGCAATCCATCTGCATCGGCATTGAGGGTGTAACGGAATCACCGGCATTGAAAGTTCGTGATGTTCCCGGTAGGTCAAGTTCTCTGTTGTATTCCCCTTATGCTTATCAATTCTTTTCCGCATTGCGGTTGATCTGCCATAATTACTTTTTCCAACCCAAATTTCATTTTCCCAAATGTCTGCAATCTTGTTATATTCTTCCCCGGTTAAATTAGAATAGTCCAGGGGAGCTTCGGCTCTTACCTTGTAAACCTTACCATTGAGTAAATCAAAACAGTGAGGACATGCGTCCGGCATACTGATGCCGACTACATACTCGCCTTCTTCCATCATAGATAAGTAGCCATTACTAAATGCATCGTTCGTCTCGCAAATAGCAACTCGTTTCCAATCCCTGTTAAGCTCTCCTACTTCATCTGCTAAACCTCTTAACCGCTCTTCTATCCTCCTGATACCTTCGTGTTTTTCTACAGCTTCAACAAGCGTGTTCTTTACTGTTTGTTGTGTGCTCGATAAGGTATTCGATAACTCAACGGCTCCTCGTTCTACAGCCTGCTCAAAACGCTTCGCTTCTTCGATTGAAAGATTATACTTCTTAACTGCGTCCTGTAAATACTTCGGCAATAGGCTGACTTCATCAATCTTGAATTCTTCACCTTGATTGTCTGACTCTGCCAATAATCTCCCGATTATGTAGGCTCGCAAAAAGAAAGTTTTAGCTTCCGGTACAATTCCATTAAAATAGTTCCGGGTGAACTCGTCAACTGCCTGCATCTCTTCAAAAGTCAAATAATCTTTTGTCTTTAGATCAATGGCTTTACTCTGAAACATGAACTCGCCTAAATCATTGTAGTACTGCTCTGGATTAAGTAATCCAAATAGTTGACGTTCGATGTAGTCAAGCTCTTTTAGATGCTGTATTTTGTTATCGATTGTTATAATCATTATAAGAAAGAGAATATTATTCTTAATGTTTCAAAGGCATTTGCTTTCCCATGTAGCATCATTTCTAAAGTACCCGTTAAAACATAAAGCCCTATAATTGTTAATGCTGACCTATAGAGAAACTTGCCGATTGGTTTAAGGTATTTGGAGGTTCCATTTCTGAATCCAACAAAGTTTGTCCAAATAACATGAATGTCCTGAAGGAATACAGTCCGGGTATCGATTATATCTAAATGTTCTTGAACCTTCTTTATGTTTTCCCAACTGTCTTTAATAGCTTCCTTCTGTGTTAAGTATTGAGTCTTACCGTTGATGAGTTCAATCGGTTCCGTTACGCTATTATGCAGGTAGTCAATTTTCGTATTCATATCGTCAAATTGCTTTGTTAATTCTTTATGCTCCTTAACTATATAAGGACACTTTGACTTGTTGGTTGTTTTGGCGGGGACTGAGCAAAGCTTTAAGATTTTTGTTTCATCTTTGCTTGGTTTTCTTCTGGGTTTCATTGTTTGTTAAGTTTGATAGTTATTAAATATCCGAATCCTGCTCGGAAACGTCTTTGTATTTTTCGATTAACTGTTTATCACGATCTGTGTCCTGTCCGGGCTGTGGTTGTTCCTGCGCCTGATCGTTTTGCTCCTGTGCTATCTCCTTATCTGGCTCTCCGAGTTTGGCTTGGTTCGGCTTGGCTACCTCTCCGGGTTTTCCGGTTTCTTCATCGCCGAGCTGAGGTTGCTGTCCCGGTTGTGGTTGCTGACTTTTTTGTTGTGCATTAAACAACACTGCTTGGAATATCTGCGGGTTTTGAATACCCTTTACATCGAATATATTTACATCTCCTAACATTAACTCTTGGCGTTCCTTATCCTGTTCTGCTAATAGGTCGTTTACGCTTTGTATCGTGGCAAGTTTGCCTTTACTGATCTCTAATTTTTGTTTTTTATCTTCAATTTGGAATCCGGTAAATTGCAACTTCACGTCAAGCTTAGTTATCTCTTGACATACGTTATTACCGTGTTTGTTTGGTGAGTTGAAAGAGTCTGCAAAGTGCTGTAAGAATGTTTTAAGTCCCGTGTCCTTGCTTTCCTTCACTATTCCGTCTGTAGGTTCATCAAATATCGACTTCTGCCCAACAGCATCTCCGTAAGCTCCTAACGATAACTCTCTTGGATCTGTCCCGGATAACATACAGAAGATAGAAAAGAGCAATGTCATAAATTGATGATACTCTGCGTCCCGGCTGTTGTTTCTGACTCCTACCCATTTGCCGTCTGCTTTCTCGCCTCTCAAAGCCATTGCCGGGAACCTTGATGCGTTACTGGCTCCTGAACTATAGGCGTAGAATAGCTTCTTTAACTTCTCAAGCTGTGGTTGATTTACTCCCCCACCAGTAAACAAGAAAAATCCCAATGGTAATTTGCTATTTGTAAAATTGCTCGCATTCATTTTGAGTGCGTTTACAATGTAGGTAATCATTCTAATCGCTTGTTCTACGATTGAATAACCTCTCTGCGCCTTTTGGAATTTTGACCGGGTAAAGAAATGATGTTTCCTTACATATTCTCTTGAAGATACTGCAAGCTTCTGGCCTTGATATACGCATACATAATCCGGGTCGTCTTCTTTATCAAATAATTCTTTTTCTTCTTTAAGGTCATACAGCTTTTCATAGTTTTTCAGTAACTCGGTAAGTTCATCTGTGTGATAACGAATTCCTCCGGTGAATTTAGGTACTTTAATTATTGGCTTCCATATAATCGGGTCTTGTATCTGTATTGCAATTGGTCTGCCCTGTCCGTCCCGTCTCATCTCCCAAGTCATATCGTCTACATCAAAAAAATCTTCATAGCTTGCACCTAAAAAGTTTCCGAAGTTTGCGTAGGGTGAATTTGGAGGGAAGAAAAAATTATCAAACATTCTTTGTTCCCACTGGCGTAGGATTGCTTTTTCTTCTTTAGATGGTGCATAATCAGGATTGTTATAAACTAACTTAGCTCCTCTTTCGATTGAATCACCTATAGGTGCGCGTCCGTATGTTATTAAATCCAACCTACGCTTATTCTTTATCAGCCTTGCCGGTTCGCTTTCCCCGGCGTTTCTCAATATCTCATAACTGGTCGGCTCGGTTTCCCAATTTATATACCTGTAGTTATCAGTAGCATCAAATTGAGGGTTCTCGATCTCTCGTAAAACCGACAAGATTTCTTCCGACAATTCATAATTGATTGATTGGTTAGCATCTAACCGGTTAAAGTCTTCTGATAAGTATGGATTGCTTAATATTTGGTCAACAAATGCGTTGGGGTTTTGCTGTTGTGTGTCGTTTGCTTGTGCATCATCTAAACTAATATTCAAGGGCATTGTTAGGCATTCCGATATAAATTTGCAACTAATGATTCCACTTAGCAATTGGAATAGTTTAATCTAAACGTATTGTTTTGTTACCTAAATGCCCGTATACTTTTTGGCAATATCTTACTTGTAGTCTATCTTTTTCAAGAATCCCTGTTGTATTTGTAGGTCAAGTATGGAAGCTGTTTCAAATGTAAATGAGTTAAGAAAATATTCCTTAACGTTCTCGAACTCCTCCTCGCTTAACTTGAAATGGTAATCTTTTTCAAATCGCCCTAAAAACATACTGTCAAGTGGAGGCATCCGTTTTCGTTGGAAGTCCTTACGGATAACATCATACTTTTGCATTAAGTCATTCGTAATCCTGTCGTCGTCTTCAAATAATAATTCAACTTCCTTATTCTGTTCCGGGTTACTACATAATATTATCATGTTTTCCCCTTGGCAATTAGTTTCTCCATAAGAAGTAACATTTTTGAACTTGTGGGATATACCGGAATGTTATACTTCTGTACAAGCTTTATTTCCTTAATCATTCCCCTTGAAATTTTGTCGCCGCATAGCCAAACTTCATCTATTATTTTGCGCTTAAAAAGCTCTTCAATGTTCTTTAGCCCCCGGTTTCTTTCCGCCGGGATTGTATCATTAAGAGCAATGCAATCAGCGTAGTATGGGACAAAGGGAACTAACTCTTTATTTTTCAGATTAATATTTCTTACAATGTTTTTGATCTTCATCAAGTTCCCATTTACATCCCCGCTTATAGGGTGTGAGATAAAAACTATTTTCATGTTATATCACCTCACATGAGATCACGTTTTTATACATAGAAAAAAAAGGTATTCTCCACCCGGACACATGGAAACGGTATTTCTGCCCGATCTTTATACTGCCATATATGTCTGACGAATTGAATTTGAAAAATAGGAAACTATCCGTATCCTGTAACACTTCCTTATCTGTATATATTAAGTATTTACTAACCGACTTACCCTCTTCGTCTGTGCCCGTAACTCTTTCTGTTTTGGTTACTGTTCCCTCCGTATACCCTATCGTTGATACGTAAAAGAATATACTTGATAATATTATCGCAATAACAACAATGAATAACGATATACCTGGACTAAGTTTCATAATGCCTCCTTTAATATTTGTTTATATTTCTTCTTGGTTTTCTTAACGTGCTCGGACAACCTTCTCCGGTCATTGCCTGCATAAACTTTTCGTAAATTACTTCATTGATATAACTGCATTGTTTATCAGTTAACGGTTGCATATTCATTGAATCTAAGAACTGCGTTACCTTTCGCTTGTATTCAAACTCGTTTTTCAGTTTATCAAATTCATATTCCCGTTCCCTCATTAATTGAAGATTAGCCTTTGCTACTCTCCGTCCCTGTTCAAGTGCATCCTTCGTCATAATGTTTCCTATAATGTTCTCTATAATGTTTGTAAAATTGCTTTAGATGTTTCATTTAATAGCTCGTAAAATTTCTTATAATCTTTGTCCCGGAGTGCCTTAATCATCTTAGCTTTATTCTCATCGGCTAAACTTGGCCTATGAGTAAAGAAACTCATTACCATGCACATATCGCTTGCGTCCATCTCGGCTTCATCGTGGAAGATCTCGTTACAAAATACGTCCTGCTTTTCCATATACCGATTGCCTGAATATGTTGTCGTCCGATAAATCAAAAAGTTTTCTCTGCTGTTATTTCAAAGGCATAGTGCCAACTATCCGCGTTGCCGCAAACTAAGCGATACATAATTACTGATTCCGGGTTAATTAGAATTCCGGTTACTATCCTTTTCCTCTGATCATAGTCTGTTTCCAAATAGGCTTCATCGCCGATATCAAATTCATTTCGTATTGTTAACATATTCGTCTTAAATTTTTCTTTACTTTTATATTCAATAACCCAAGCTCATCTATTAGCTCTTTAATCTTTTCCGGTGACGGCTCCGCAAGTGAAATGTCCCTGTCCCTATCGCAGTTAGCTCCTATCGTTACGATGTCTGGCTTTATGAAATAAAGCATTATTAATAGTTCATTCAATTCAAAATCAAGAATAGGCTCAATGGTTATCATTGTCTTATAACCCCCTTCACGTAGCAAACACATTGCCTCGGCTCGTTTTTCTATTTTTGGTGCTGACGATATAGAATAGTTGCGGTTGCTCTCAATTGTAGTAGCAAGTATAACTTTGTCCGGAAAAATAAAGTTTTCTAAAAATCGTTTCGGGTTCTTCGACTGGAATAAATATTTATTCCCTTCATTGTGGTGTAGACAGTGGTCAAGGGTTTTATATATCCATTCGTCAGGTACTCTCTCTTGAAACATATCGTTTGAACTTCCCACAAAGATATAGTTACCTTTTCCTAAATCCGTGTCAAACTCCTTCTCATCTAATCGTATTGGCTTCAAATTTCCGAAGCGCTTCATGTAGCAATACACACACTCATGTGAACACTGCCCTTTAACAGTGTTCCATGTGTGTGTAACAAATTCGTAAATATTTCTTTTAGGTATATTCAATCCCATTTAGCCCTCTTTGTTGAATGTAATTTCTCTAACTCGTTGATAACGAATCGTCATAGTTACTTCTTCGCTTCTTATTTCTACTGAATGCATTACATCCGTAACAAACCCTCGGCATTTTATATCTTCTGAAATGGTAAGAATTCTCCCTTTCGTTGCAAGCTCTACCAACGTATCAGTAATCCGTTTACCCATTAACACAGCCTGTTGAATCATTTCTTTCTTAGAAGGGTTGCTGATCGGCATGATACATCTCCTGTTTCAAAAAACTTAATTGTGTTCTCAATGCATTGATGAGCTCTTTAAGTGTTACATTTGTCCGCTCAACCTGCCTAAATACTCTCTGCTCCCGACTAGTCTTGCTTAATAGTATTTCCCGGAAACGTGTAGCCTGCATGTTTATATCAAGGTTCTCTGAATAATAACCTTTGGCAATATTTAACATTTGCTCTGCCAGTGCATAAAGGTTATCTACTCTGCCCAACTCCGATGTAAAGTCTCGAAGTTTCTTTTTTATATCTTCCGGGTTCCCGTGGTCGAATCCTGCTATAATTAACTTATTGATACGTTCAATCTCTTTAATGATTTTTAATTGTATTTCCGGTTGGTGGTCAAATTCTGGCTGCTCTGGCTTTCGTTCCGGTTCCTGTTTTTCTTGTTCTGTTATTTCGCTCATTAATAGTTGTACCTTTCTTTTACGATCTCTGCAATCTTTTCACACTCACGCAATTTGATTAACAGTATTTTTGAAATAATCGGAAGCATTTCCGCTTCCGGGACACGTTCCTGTATGAGCTTGTATTTCTCTTTCATAAATAGGTCACAATACCTTTTGAGCTCATCCTCTGTAATCATGCTAATGTCGCTCATAACTCCCTGGATCTCTAATTGCATTATGTTATAATTCAATATTGATAAGGAATCTAAAACGTCTTTACTTCCCCACGATGGATGATCTATTTTCCCGCCGTCTTTTATTACGCTTTTTGCTTCCCAAACTAATAGCTCGGTTAAACTGTAGTCCTTACCTGCTATTTTAATTTTAATATCCTGTTCGTTACAGACTTCTATGTTATTGTTCCAAACGTTAGCTCTTAACATGGTGTATAGTCTAATTTGCATAGCGTTTGAAAAAAAGTAACACTCTGATGCTACGCCTTTACTTATCACTACCTGTCGCAAACTTTCACTATTAT